GAAGAATTTGATGCTGCTATTAAGGAGCGTTTATCTCGTGAGAAAACGAAATATAGCGACTATGATCAGCTCAAATCTCGTGTTACCGAATTGGAAGAAGAAAATGTTGGCTTGAAGTCAACAATTGAAGCTAATCATAAAAGTAAGGCGGATTCGGACAAGCAACTTGAGGAAATGCAAAAGCAAATCGCTGGTTATGAGACAGCTAGCCTGCGAACTCGGATTGCTTTGCAAAATGGATTACCTTATGACTTGGCTGATCGTTTGCAGGGGACTGACGAAGAGAGTTTCAAAGCAGATGCAGAGCGCTTAGCATCCTTTATCAAACATGTCGAACCTGTTGCACCAATGCGAAACCTAGAGCCTGCTCTAGAAAAGAATGAAAACACATCATATAAAAACCTAGTACAAGGTTTAATTTTTGAAGAATAAAGGAGTAATATTATATGACAGATCAACTATCAAAAGGGACATTATTTGACCCAATGCTTGTAACCGACCTCATCAACAAAGTAAAAGGTCACAGTTCATTGGCTAAATTGTCTAATCAACAAGCTATTCCGTTTAATGGATTAAAGGAATTTACATTCTCATTAGATGCAGATGTAGATATTGTTGCAGAAAACGGGAAGAAAACTCATGGTGGTGCAAGTCTAGAACCTGTAACTATTGTGCCTATTAAAATTGAGTATGGAGCTCGTGTATCTGATGAGTTCATTTATGCATCAGAAGAAGCTAAAATCGACATTTTGAAATCATTTAATGAGGGATTCGCTAATAAAGTAGCTCGTGGTATTGATATTATGGCTTTCCACGGTGTCAATCCACGTACTAAACAAGAATCTTCTGTTATTGGGGATAACTGCTTTGATAAAGCTGTTACCCAAACTGTTAATTTCACGGATAGCAATCCAGATGCAAATGTTGAAGATGCAGTGAAAATGATTCAAGGAGCTGACAATATCGTTAGCGGTATGGCTATTGATACTACATTTTCAAGCGCACTTGCTAGCATGAAGAACTCAGCTAATGAGCGCCTATACCCTGAATTGGCATGGGGAGCAAATCCAGGAGCTATTAATGGTCTACCTGTAGACGTGAATACTACGGTTGGTCTTAATGTTGGAACCAATAAGGATGTTGCTATTGTTGGTGACTTTGCAAACATGGTTAAATGGGGATATGCTAAGCAGATTCCACTCGAAGTTATTCGATATGGTGATCCAGATAATTCCGGTAAAGACTTGAAAGGTTATAACCAAGTCTATCTTCGTGCAGAAATTTATCTCGGATGGGGAATTTTGGATAAAAACAGCTTTGCTCGTATTGTGAAAGCGGGGTAGTTTATGGAATACATTAATGTAAAAACAGGGGCTTCTATCGTTACTGAAAATACAATTAGTGGTGGCGATTGGGTTCCGGCTGATCAAGTTACTAAAAATGTGGATTCTCAAGAAGCAGCAGACAGTCAGGGAGATCTGACTGTCTCACAAATTAAAGCCCGCTTGGATGAGCTGGGTGTTGAATACGACAAAGGAGCTAAGAAGTCTGACTTGCTTGCTCTTTTAGAACAACATGAAGGGTAGTTAAAATGACAACATTTGCAACAGTGGAAGACCTTGAAACTTTGTGGCGTTCCTTGAAATTTGACGAACGGAAGAGAGCAGAGGCGCTGTTGAAAATAGTGTCAGATTCTCTTCGTGAAGAAGCTAAGAAAGTCAGCAAAGATTTAGATAAGATGGTGCTTGACAGCCCATCTTATAAAAGTGTTGTGAAATCTGTTACCGTGGATGTGGTTGCTCGTACATTAATGACATCAACCGATCAGGAGCCAATGACACAAATGGCTGAGTCTGCTATGGGATATTCTTTTAGTGGCTCTTATTTGGTGCCTGGTGGTGGCTTGTTTATCAAGGAGTCTGAGCTGAAGAGGTTAGGCTTCAAAAAGCAAAGATATGGGGTGATTGATCTTTATGGGACGAATTAAAGGTATTACGATCACTCTTATAGAAACCGTTGAGAAGGGAAGGGATGACTTTGGTCATCCCATTTTTGAGGAAGTTGAAACTGTTGTGGATAATGTCCTTATATCTCCATCTTCAACGGAAGATATCACAAGCCAGATGAATCTAACTGGACGGAAAGCAGAGTATACTCTAGCAATACCAAAAGGTGATCTTCATGATTGGGAAGATAAAGAAGTTTTATTTTTCGGTAAGAGATGGAAAACTTTTGGAATTCCTCTTGAAGGGATTGAGGAGATGCTTCCTTTAGTTTGGAATAAGAAGGTGATGGTAGAACGCTATGAGTGATATTAAGTTTAAGCTCAATCGTGCAGGAGTGGCTGAATTAATGAAATCTGCCCCTATGCAGAGTATCCTTTCTCAATATGCATCTGATATTCAAGCTAGATGTGGTGATGGATACGTAAAAGATATTCATGTAGGTAAAAATCGTGCTAATGCAATGGTTAGTGCAAAGACCTATAAAGCTAAGAAGGACAATATGAAAAACAATACTCTTTTGAAGGCGGTGAATTAAATGATTGAAATTGTTATCAAGAAATATCTTGACGGTCATTTATCGGTACCGTCTTTTTTTGAGCATGAAACAAACATGCCACAAGAGTTTGTAATCCTTGAAAAGACTAGGGGAGCCAAGAAGAACCACGCAAAGACTGCAACATTTGCTTTTCAGAGTTATTCAACCAGCATGCAAAAAGCTGCTGAATTGAATGAGAAAGTAAAACAAGTTGTCGAAAACATGATTGAACTGAATGAAATCAGTGGAATCCACCTAAACAGTGATTACAATTTCACAGACACAGAAACTAAAAAATATCGTTATCAAGCGGTATTTGACATAAATTATTTTTAAGAAATGGAGAATGGAATGGGATCAGAAGCTCAAACTACTCAAACAACATCGTCATCATTAGTGACGACAGCAAAACCTAAAATTGGGGGGGCAATCTATTCAGCACCTACTGGAACTCCTCTACCAACAGATGCTACAACCGCTTTAAATGCTAAATTTTTATCTCTAGGATATATCTCAGAGGATGGCTTGGAAAATGAAAATAGCCCTGAATCTGAAAACGTCAAAGCATGGGGTGGTGACATCGTACACTCCTCACAAACAGAAAAACCCGATACTTTCACTTATACATTAATCGAAGCATTGAACGTCAATGTGCTTAAGGAAGTGTACGGTGCTGATAATGTTAGTGGGGATCTTAAAACAGGTATCACTATCAAGGCTAATTCAAAAGAATTAACTAGCCATTGCGTTGTGGTAGATATGATTTTGAAAGATGGTACTATGAAACGTATTGTTATTCCTCAAGGAAAAGTAACAGGTATCGGAACTATCTCTTACAAAGATGCTGAGACAGTCGGATACCAAACAACTCTTACAGCATTCCCAGATGGCGAAAGCAATACTCACTACGAATACATCAAAGGAGCTTAATACATGTCAGAAACTAAATCATTTAAAGGGACTACTAAAACGGGTTTTCCATTCGATATCAGTATGGAACGGATGGAGAACTATGAGGTAGTAGAAACTATCGCCGAAATCGATGAAAACCCACTTGTGCTACCTCGGCTACTTAAACTGTTGCTTGGTGATCAAGTGGCAGCGTTGAAAGATCATGTCCGTGGTGAAGATGGAATAGTACCCACTCAGAAGTTGATGGATGAAGTACGAGACATCTTCGAGTCACAGAATGTAAAAAAATAGTAACCCTTTCCAGAATGATCAAAACTGATGAAGATGCTTTGATTTGTGATTTAGCTGAGACGTATCGTATTTATGATTACAGACAGCTACCTGCATATCAGGTAGCTGTTTTTTCATTTGGTCTGCGTGATGATTCAAGGATAAAAGTTGCAATGTCAGGGCAGAATGTACCAACTGATCTATTAATCCAAGCAAGTATGTTGGATCGATTATCTATGCTTGTATGGATGAAAACCAAAGATGGACAACAGGGCAAAAACCGTCCGGCTTCAATGGTTGATAGTCTTCTCAAGGTTGAGAAGGAAAAGGAACAGATGGTATTTACATCTGGAGAGGAATTTGAAGAATACAGAAGTAAATTGTTAGAAAAGATTGGAGGTGGTAGTTAGTGGCGACAGAATTAGGTAAAGCCTATGTGCAAATAATACCTTCAGCTCGTGGGATGAAAGGCATGATCTCAAAAGAACTTGGGGCGGATATCCCACAAGTTGGTAAGGAAGTGGGCGAGTCGTTGGCCGGAAAACTGATTGGTGTCACAAAAAAACTGATTGCTGCTGCCGGAATTGGTAAGTTAATTCATTCATCATTGATGGAAGGTGCAGATCTCCAACAGTCATTAGGAGGGATTGAAACCTTATTTAAAGGTTCTGCTGATGTGGTTAAAAAGTATGCTAACGAGGCTTACAAAACTACAGGACTTTCAGCCAATGCCTACATGGAGAATGTAACAGGCTTTAGTGCCAGTCTCCTTCAATCGTTAGGCGGTGACACTCGGAAGGCGGCAGATGTTGCTAACATGGCTATGGTCGATATGGCAGACAATAGCAATAAGATGGGGACATCTATGGACCGTATTCAAGATGCTTACCAAGGATTCGCAAAGCAAAACTATACAATGCTAGACAATCTTAAGCTAGGATACGGTGGTACAAAAACAGAAATGCAACGCTTACTAGCTGATGCACAAAAATTGACTGGTGTTAAGTATGATATCAATAATCTATCTGACGTGTACCAAGCTATCCATGCTATCCAAGAGAATCTAGATATTACCGGGACAACTGCTAAAGAGGCGGCGACTACTTTTAGTGGATCGTTCGCATCCATGAAAGCAGCTGCTCAAAACGTCTTAGGGAAATTAGCTCTCGGTGAAGATATTATGCCTTCATTACATCAACTTTTTGAAACTGTTAAAACATTCCTTGTAGGTAATCTTATTCCAATGGTATGGAATGTGTTAAAAGGGATTCCCCAAGTTTTAGCTGGTGCACTCGGTGAACTTATGCACACGCTTTTCGGAGACTACATTGGAGAAAGCATTATGAATGATCTTTATGATGTTTTTGATAAAGTAGGAGGAGTGGTCAGCACTATCTATGATATGATTTTCGGATCATTGAGTAAGAAAGATAATATAGATTTTTTAAAGAAGCTAGGAATCAACGAGAAAACAGCTAGTAGCATTGTGAACATTGGTGATAATATCCGTACTATGTTTGAGAATATTGGTGCTGTTATCAGTAATGTTGCTGGGATTGTTGGAGATTTTATTAGTGATCTTTTCGGTCTTGCTAAAAGTAAAGATAGTGTTGGAGGAGTAGCTTCAGCATTTGAAGCCATTACTAAAGTTTTAGCTGATGCATCAGGAAAAGTAAAAGATTTTACAAAGTGGATGCGAGAGAATAAAACAGTTATGGATGTTGTTAAATCTGCTCTAGCTGGAGCCTTAGCAGGTTTTCTAGCTTTTAAAGCTATTACAATTATTCAATCCATTATCATTGGATTTAAATCAGCACTTTTGGCGGTTAAAGGCGCAGTTTTAGCTTTCAATGCTGCAATTGCTGCAAACCCAATCGCAGCATTAGTAATCGCAATTGCTGCTGTAGTTGGTGCATTAGTTTGGTTCTTCACCCAAACTGAAACAGGTAAGAAAATTTGGGGTGACTTTGTTGATTTTGTTAAAGGATTATGGACCGGACTGGTTCAATTCTTTACCAATCTATGGTCAAATATCTCAGAAGGTGCTACAAATCTATGGAATGGTGCTGTAGAAGTCTGGAATAGCGTAATTGAAGGCATCAAAAATGCTTGGAACGGAATAGTGGAATTCTTTACTGGATTGTGGGAGGGAATTTCTAGTGCTGCAACAACTGCATGGACCACAATCACAGAAACAGTAATGGCCATTGTCCAGCCTTTTATTGAAGTTTTTATGTCAATTTGGAACGGAATGAAAGATGGTCTGGGTCAGATTTTCGAAGGCATTAAAATGATTTTCAGCGGGGCCTGGGAATTAATAAAGAGCATTGTAATGGGGGCAGTATTATTTATCATTGATTTGGTAACTTTAGACTTTACAAAAATGGGTGAAGACCTAGGATTGATTTGGGAAAGTATCAAATCTGCCATATCAATGATTTGGGATGGTATCTGTACTTATTTTAGTGGAATCATTTCTACAATCATAGGGTACTTCACTGGTGCTTTCGAAGGTCTCAAGACATTTTTGTCTGGAATATGGGATTCTATAAAGGCAACAGCAGAAGCAATGTGGAATGCAATATGTCAAGCAATTCTTGGCATTATAGATGCTTTCGTGGCTGGTGCAAAAGGTCTTTGGGAAGGTTTCAAATCTTTCATGTCTGGATTATGGGAAGGCATCAAATCTACAGCAATAGGCATGTGGGAAGGTATCAAATCAGGCCTTGGCAGCATCATTAACGGAATCGTTAGCGGTGCGCAAACAGCATGGGACACTATGAAAAACGGAGTTAGTAATCTCTGTTCAGGAATCAAAAACTTTTTCTCAGGCTTAGCAAATATCAACCTTTGGGATGCTGGTAAAGCTATTCTTGATGGCTTCTTAGGTGGATTAAAATCTGCATATGATGGTGTTAAGAATTTTATTGGTGGGATTGCAAATTGGATACGTGAACATAAAGGACCTATTTCTTATGACCGTAAATTGTTGATTCCTGCTGGTAAAGCTATCATGGGAGGATTTGATGATTCCTTGCAAAATAGTTTTAAAGATGTGCAAAAAACTGTTGGTGGAGTAGCTGGCTGGATTTCAGACTCTTTTACAGGAGATGATTTTGATTTTGGATCAGGAGCATCTTTCAGTAAAGATATCACATCCACTTTGCAGATGCCTAACGCCAAATATGATACAACTGAGTCTAGAATGGTGTCTGAGATGATGATTCTGAGATCAAGTTTAGATACTTGGCTTGAGAAGATATCAAACAAAGACTCTAATACTTACTTAGATGGTGAAAAATTAGCCATCAATGCTTATCAACGTCAAGGACGAATCATGGCTAGAGAGGGGATCTAATGGCAGTAAATTATCTGATTATCAATAGTTTCAGCACCAATACTATATCAGATAGTGTAGTGACTGATTTTGGAGATATTAAAGGCGCTATCCCTCGATATGATGAGCAGAAGAAGCTGTTTGGAATGAATGGTCAGTACAACATTGAAGATGGTGCTTATGATGGTTATGAGCGTACTTTCAAATTGTTTGTTAAACGATATGAGGACGCTCAAGCTATTATTAATGCATTCCAGAAGCAAGATAACGTATTGGAATTTAGTTATCAGCCTGGTAGTATCTACTATGCAGATTTACTTGATTCAGAAATCTCACTTCATGGGCAAAATAACTGGATTGTAAGTATCAAGGTGTATCAACATCCTTTCAGATATGCAAAAAATATCCAAGAAGTCGTACTGACAGGACGTGGCACGATTACTAACCCCGGTACAATCTATTCAGAACCTATCATTACTGTCGAGGGCCAAGGAGAAGTAACTCTAACGATTGGCAACCAGACAATGGGATTAAATCTATCAGGTGGGGCAAAAATTGATTGTAGACAACGGAAACAAAATGTCTATACATTGAATGGGCAACTCAAGAATACCTTGCGAACAAGAGGGCCATTTTTTGAACTGCCAAAAGGAGTTATAGGCGTAACTACATCTGGTAATGTTTCTAAAATCAAAATTCTAGGGAATTGGAGGTATATCATTTGATTTATTTAAAAGAGGGGAATATCCCTCTTAATTTGTGTACGGATGACGATATCTTCCAGCAAGAAAATAATACTTATCAACTTACCTTTAAGTATCCTGTTAGTGATAGAAAATGGATCCTACTACAAAATGAAGTTCACTTACTGGCAGACGATTTGTCAGGTGAACAAGAATTTGTAATTATTGATATCCAAAAAGGAAACGGATATATCACGGTATACGCCAATCAAGTAGCAACGCTACTAAACGGATATAGTATCCGCAAGATCAATGTAGATCGAGTGAATGGTTTTACTGTGATGAGTAAGCTAGTAGAAGGGCTAAAAAGAGAATGCCCTTTTACTTTTTTTTCTGATATCTCTGGATTACATACTCTAAACATTAAGAATGTGTCAGTAATTGATGCACTCTTGAAAGGTCAACACTCAATTGTCGGCCAATGGGGCGGTGATCTAGTCAGAGATAAATACTCAGTGAGATTGTTAAAAAACGGGGGGATTGAGAATCAATCTCTTTTTATGTACAAGAAGAACCTTTCTGAGTACAAAGAATCCACTACCACTAAATCGCTTAAAACAAGAATCCATTTCCGTAAGGTCATTACCTCATCTGGAGAGGGAGAGAAGGGCCAAATCCTTGAGACTACTGTAGATAGTCCACTTATAGATAAATATAAGCATATTTACGAGTATGATATGGAAGTGCAAGACCAGGATGTTAAAACCATCGAGGATTTAAAAGCGTATGGTAAGAAATACTTCCAGTCAAGTCTGTGTGATTTGCCAGATGAGAGCTTAGAGATTGATGTATTGGGCCATGAAGATCAACCAGTAAAACTCTTTGATACAGCATCAATCTTTTATGAACTTTATAATATTGATATTCGCAAAAAGATTACCAGCTATAACTACAGTCCAATGTCTAAAAAGTTGAAGAAAATTGGATTTGGCAAAATCTCACGTTCGCTAGGTGGTGCGATTGGCAAAATCGTTGAAGATGCAGTCAAAGAGAAAATCGCTAGTCACGATGCTGAATACGAGGCGAAAGTGCAGAAGCTTGTAGATAATGCCAATGCTGAATATGACAAGCAATCAAAAGAGCTGGAAAATAAAATCACAGACGGTATTGAACAAGCGAAAGCACAAGCTGAAGTGGTCAAAGAGGAAATATCAGCTCAAGTCACTGAGAAGATCAATGCAGCAAATCAAGCAAATAAAAATGAAATTGTGGAAGAGTTTAAAGCTCAATACAATGGCATTGAAGTTAAGGTGGAAGGATTGAAAGCTACTACTGATCAATTGAAGACCAGTGATGCAGACATCCAGAGGTTGATCAATGATTTCAAAGCTCAAACACAAAGCCAATTTGTCGGTGTCCAAGGTGCTCAATCACGGTTCGAACAAACCACAGAAAAAGCCATCTCTGACCTGACCAATGTAACGACCGGCAAAGCTGATCGGTCATATGTTGAGCAGACGGTGGCAGGAGTCAAAGAAGAGTTCACGAATCTGAAAGTTGGTTCAAGGAACTACGCTGAAGACTATGATTTCACTCGTGGTCTTTGGTTCTTTGCCCATGGTGATTCAAGTGATTCAACCGGTACAGCAGAGAATGGTATATATACCATTACAGGCAATACTAACACTTGGAAACAGGCACAGCTATTTTCTAGTACCGCACCAAGCTGGGCAACTTCAAAAACAACTGCTCTGGATTATCTAGAAAAAGGCGAACCTTACACAANGCATTATTATTGGATATAGTGAAGCGGGTTCAATTTCGTTTAAAAAGGTAGAAGTTACACAAAGCACTACCAGAACAGATGCAGGACCTGCTCCAGAAGATCAAGAAGCTATTGTCACAAACGCTTCAGCATCATTTGAACGTACTGCACAAGGACTTAAAACACAAATCACAGCACTTGAACAGTACACTGGAGAGAGTGGAATCCTTGAAACCAGGCTAAAACGCTACACAGAGGAACAAACAAGCAATACCCTGAAGACAATTCGTGAGAATCTATCCGAGAATTATATTTCTAAGAATAAGTACACAGAAGACTCTGAGGGAATCACAAGAAGGATTGAGGCTCTTGGAAGTCAGATTGACCAAGAAAACCTTGTGAAATTAGCTGATAGTTTGACCGAATACACAGTGCCTAATAATGGTACGACTAGAATTGCTTCAGTAGAAAACGGGACTTTCAAAATGAAAGTGTCCGGATCTCCTGCAAGTTCCTATACATGGGCAGGACCAACATTCCCACTATACATCAACAAAATGTCCCAAGGGGAATACTACTCATTAGGCTTTGAATATCAAGTGAGAAGTGATGTTGAATGTGACAAAGGAATTGCAGTTACACTAAAACGACACTCAAATAATAAGCAAGTATTTGGTAAGGCTTTTGCAGACAAAACAACCGCAAAAGATACATGGTTAAAAGCTGAGTTCACATTCCTAGCAACTGATTTTGAATTTGATTCATCAGGAAGTTTCCCATTCTACTTCTATGCAGTCAACAATGCACACTTTTGGATTCGTAAGCCAATTTTAGTCAAAGGGCCTAAAGTTCCTCCATACAAGCCAAACAGCTTAGACACAATCAATTCACGGATTGAAAGCAAACTAGCTGAGTACAAGCAGACTGTTGATGGCCAATTCTCAACATTTTCAACTGAGTTTGGAAATAACTTAAGATATGCCACAGAAGGTCTTAACAATAAACTTGCAACTCAGGAACAGGCACTTACAACCAAAATCGAAGAACAAGCAAAATCAACAGATGTGAAGCTGTCAGCTCAAGCCGATGAAACCAACAAAAAATTGTCTAGTCAAAATTCTGTTCTCAATGACAAACTAGACGATTTTAAAGACAGTATCAACGGTCGCTTTGCTAACTATCAGCAAACTGTCAATGGCCAAGTAGCAACAATCATCAGTCAATTCGATGGAGTTTTGAAAAAAACAGACATCAATATCACAGATGGTCAGATCTCATTCGGTACAGGCAAGAGCATCAATGGAAGAACCATCAGTTCATTGCTGGTGCAAGAACCAGAAGCTATTGCTTTGATCGCTCAATTGATCAAAGTGAAAGGTGATATGGTAGTTGATGGATCTATCGCAAGCAGGCATCTAGCTTCGCAGAGTGTCCAAACTGGCCACATGGAATCTGGATCAGTAACAACTCAGATTTTGGCTAGTAACGCAGTCACAGCAGATAAAATACAAGTTGACTATGCCTTGATCCAGAAATTACTTGCTAATCAAGCATTTATTAGGGAGCTGATTTCACAAAAAGCATTTATTACTGAGCTGAATTCTATCAAGATTGCTGCCGAAAGAGTTCAAGGTGGACGGTTAAGTGCCAACAACGGGGCTACAGTATTTGACTTAGATAACGGAACTATCAATCTTTTTTCAAATACCGGCACAATTCGAAGAATCGATGATACAAGCTCCTCACAATTTATCAAATTTAACCAAGTTGGTCTTGTTGGCGAGTATCTAAGAGACAATAAGGCTGCCAGAATCGTCATAGGAACAAATCAAGACAAAACTGAAAATACAGAAAATGCAACATTTGCTGGGATGCGCTTGTGGTCAGGAGCAAAGAATGATGTAAAAGAATCTTTGTACGAACTTGTTGGTGATCGAATCATATTCTATGCAAATGGTCAGTATAGAAGTCCTTGGATTATTCACAATAATACTAAAGATGGAAATAGCTATTTGATTCCAATGAATGAAAAAGGCGTTAAACATAATTTAGGGCGTGGCGATAAACATTTTAGCAAAGCTTATATAGATGATCTATTTATTGGAAAAGGATCACAAAATGTAGGAGGCTATCTATGGGATATCTTGACTTGTTTTGGTGTTCTCGCTCGTTATGGTTGGGACCTAAAAAATGGAGCTGTTCAAAATCATATAAAATCAAATCTCATCAATAAATATGGCTTTAAATAGAAAGGAAAATAACATGAACGAAAATATCTTACTTGCTATGATTGCTGAACTAAACAAGCAATTGGGCGACAAAACACTCGGAGAGATTGAGTTTAAGGCTCGATGTACTTACCTACAAGAAAAACTAGATCAGCTCACACAAGAGCTAGAAATCTATCGCTCTGTCCTAGAATCAGATAAGGATTTGATGGACCTTTTTAACGAAATCAAAACTAAAAGTGAGGTAACAAACTAATGGATTATAAATTACAATTTAAATCGTTTGACCCAGTTGTGAATGCTACTAAAGTGGCAATCAAACAAGATCACCCATACCGTGTATTCGAAGAAGTTTTGCCAAACAATCGCATGGCAGAGGAAGATTCTGCACTAGTTGAAGCGGTGCTAAACATCGTTCGTATGGAACTTGATACATCAGGTGCTGTAGTCGCCATCAAAAAAGAGCTGGATAAGTCTGTGGAAGCAAACAACGAGGCTATTACTAAAATTCAAGCCCTTACAAAAGATAATGAAGATAAAGCAGTCCAAATTAAGAACATCAAAAATGTAGCTGATTGGGCTGTGTTAGTCGCTGTTACCAATACCGATCATCCAATTGATCCTACATTATTCGCTCGTGGGCTTGAATTGGTTGATGTAGCTCAAAAAGGAAAGGTCTATCAACCTTACGATATCTTTGTTATCGAAAACCCAGGCTATACTCCACGATTTAAAGAAGGCAAATTAGTCATGATCCAGGTCAATGAGGAATTTACCTATAACGGTGAAACACTTGAAGAACTTGAGAAAGGACCTCGTGCCAACGGAAAATTAGAAGTCTGGAAATGGGAAATCCCAAAGGAATCAAACCCTTCTAATAATCTTGAAACTCAACCAGTAGCACAGCCCAAATCTTAATTGATAGGAGTGTGATTGATGTATCAAGAAGAACCAGATGGTATTTTTGGAATTATCGAGGTAGTTCGTGATTTTTATGATCACGGAATTGACGAACATATAATTGTTTTTCTCTTGATGGCTATTGTTGCTCTAGACATCATTCTGGGTGTGTCTAGAGCATGGGCCTATCATGAATTTTCCAGTAGAAAATGGAGGAAGGGCCTAGTTAGTCACACAGCTATGATCTTGATTGTAGCAATCGGTTATCCCTTCACGTTATACATGAATCTAGCACCTGTTATTGATGCATTCATCATCTCGATGATGGCAGCTTACGGTTCTAGTATTCTTGCTAGTCTATCAGCATTAGGGGTAGAAATTCCCTTTATCGATCAATACATCAAGAGAAATGTTGATCGTGAAAAATTTCAATTAAAAGAAGGTTTTGAAGAACCTAAGAAGTTTAAAAAAGGAGCAAATAAAAAATGAATCAAATCACAGGAATCGTAGTTAATTCACTAATGGCTATTTTTGTCGCCTTCGTCGGAATCGCTGTAAAATCACTCAAAGAGTATCTTCTTACTCGTGGTGGTAAAAAGGCATTGGAAGTAGTAGAAATTCTGGCAAAAAATGCGGTAAATGCTACTGAACAAGTATCAGGAACATTAGGAATTCATGGAGCTGAGAAACTAGAGCATGCTAAAGGCTGCTTGATTAATGGGCTAGAATCTCAAAATATTTATCTGACAAACGAAGAACTTAATACTTTTCTTGAGGCAGCTGTAAAAAAAGCTAACGAAGAATGGAAAAAATGAGGTATTCTTATGGCAACAAGACAAGAAATTATTCAATTTATTATTGATTTAGCAAATTCTGGAATGGGTGTAGATAAGGATGGTTTTGCAGGAACCCAATGCGCTGATCTGCTCACATATCCTGCAAAAACTTTTTTTGGTATTGATCTATGGGGTAATGCTTCCGAATTGCTTGACTCAGCAGAACAAGCAGGATTAGAAGTGCATCGTATGCCTACAGATAAGAATCCTAAAGCTGGTGCATTCTTCACAATGGATGCTTGGTTTGGCGGTGTAAACTTTGGTCATTGTGGAGCAGTAATTGAAGATTCAGACGGTTACAGCATGAGAACTGTTGAGCAAAATATCGATGGCAATCTTGATGCTCTTATTGTGGGTGGGCCTGCACGTTTTAATAGTCGTGGATTTGAAAATGTGCAGGGATGGTTCTATCTTCCATACTCAGATACTCCATTAAGCGAAAACTTCCTACCACTTAGCGAAACACCCAAAAATGATGAAATGGAACTTATCCCAGAGAATGGTACTTTCATTGTTGGTGATGCTGCCATCAATGTTCGTCGTGGACCAAGTCTTAATAGTGAGATTGTGGCTGTTTACGATGCTAATGAAAAAGTCCATTATGACTATAAAGGATCTGCAAATGGCTATAGATGGATCTCGTATATTGGTGAGTCTGGTAACCGTAATTACATGGCTATTGGGCAGACAGATGAAGAAGGCAACCGTATTAGCTTATGGGGAACTCTTGAATAACCTTTAAACCCTCCCAAAACGGAGGGTTTTTTTAGTTGCTGTTATAACGGAAATTTATCAAAATGTCGGTTATAACAGCAAATATACTATTACATTTTTCAGTGTGATTGATACCCAAAATGATACCCAGATTTTATAAACNGTTTACCCAATCGCTAAATAAAAAGCGAAGAAACGGATTCAAAAACTCTCTGATTCATCAGGGAGTTTTTTGATCTCTCTCGATTGATGTCCCTATCTTTTTTCATCCTCTAGATTATGGTATAATGGAGTGATATTGTTAGAAGGAAGAAGACATGAATATTCAACAATTACGCTATGTTGTCGCGATTGCCAATAGTGGTACTTTTC